GACACTACGACGCGCACCGGTCGTTGGGCGGCAATTCATTTCACGACAAACACCCAAATTGACGCAATCGTTGCGCAGAACTGGGACGGCTCTACCTTGTCTGGCGAGTCCATGAGTTCAGCCACAACGTTGTACGGCGTTTTTACAAGCATCAAACTGCAAAACGGTCACTGCGTCGCTTACAAACTCTGATGGCACTTGCTACTTCACTACGGAAGACTGCCAGTAAATTGATGGCCAAGTTTGGCGGTGAAGTCACCATCAGGCGAATCACTACTGGCGCGTATAACCCGACAACGGGTACGGCAACGCCAACTGCCTCTGAAACCGTTGTGCGCGGCGTGCTTGAGGCGGTAACTGAGCGTGAGCTAAACGATTTAATTAAGAGCACGGATAAGAAGCTGACGGTGGCTGCTGTCGATCTTGCTGCTGAACCCAGCGTGGCTGATCAGGTGACAATCTCCGGGCGGATCATGCAGACCGTACAGGTCAACAAGATTGAACAGGATAATCAGGCAATTGTGTTTGAGATATTTCTGAGGGAGTGATATGGCACGCCAGATCAGGATTGGCGAGATTGGTCAGTATGCCGAGGGGCAGTTCAACAAACTGATCACGGCTGCTGTATTGACGGCTGATGCAAGACTCAAATTGCAAAGCCCTGTTGATACTGGCCGCTTCCGTGCGAGCTGGGCGATTGGTCAAAACGCTGCACCGTTTGAGGGTCAGCCTGAAGGCAGTTACCAAAGTTCACCGCCACCGGAGGCCGTCAACTACCAACTCGGCAATGAACAGGTCGGGAACGTTTACAGCATCCACAACAACCTGATTTACGCTGAACCTTTGGCCATTAACGGCAGTCGCAAATCTGGTGTACCCGGCGGCTGGGTTGATTCCATCGCCAAAGACATTCAAACTTACGTCAATGCTGAAGCGGACCGGATCGGTCGTAACTCATGAGCCTCAACACCGTCCGTTCCTACATCGAAAACCGTATTGCAACGGAGTTTGCCGCCTCGCCTGCGATTCAGGTTGCCTACCAAAACGTCCCGTTCTCGCCGCCCAATAACGCAAGCTGGATCCAGGCAAACATTATCTGGGGCGATTCGGCGTACATGACGATCCTGACAACCTCCGCTCGTGGTACTGGGGCAGGCTTTGATCGTCGCAACGGCACCCTTGTTTTCAACGTATTCAGCCCGCGTGGTGCTGGACCTGGCGCAGGACTAACCATTGCTCAACGCTGCATTAGCCTGTTCACACGTTTGCAGCTTGAAAATATAAAGTTTGACCCCGCAAATGGTCCGCGTGCCATTGAACCCTCTGTGCCGGAAGGGTTTTTCCAAACGCAAGTGGCCATTACTTTTGAGGCTTACGAGCAAAGCTAGACTCATAACAGCCAATACCGTTCGCAACAATGGCTGTCACTGTTTTGTCCGGCACGTCCGGCGCTCTGTATTACAAGCCCGCTGGGACCACCGGTACATTCGGTGAGTCTGGCGTAAATGCTGGTTCTGACACGATCACTGTTCAGCCTTACCTAAATTTCAAGGTTGGCGATCCTGTTAAGTTCCGCGTCGTCAATAGCCAAACTGGTGGGTCTGGCACCGGCACCCTTCCCTCGCCTATCTCTGACGCCACTACCTATTACGTTCTGAGCTACACCGCTGCAACTGGTGCGCTCACCGTATCGACTGCTGCTGGTGGCACCATCCTTGCTATCACTGATGATGGCACCGTGGCTGCACCTAACGAGTTTGAGGTGTATTACGCGGATTATGCCGCTGTCGGCCAAGTTCAATCCTGGTCTTTTGAGATCAGCCGCGCTGAAATCGACGTGACCACCATTGGTCAAACCGCCGGTCAGTATGCGCCCTTCCGCGCCTATATCCCCGGCTTTGCTGATGGCAATGGCACTGCCACTATCTACGTCACCAACGAAGACAGCGCCCTGTCCAACCGCATGGTGGAAGACGTGCTACAGCGTCAACAAGTTGGTTGCGCCTTCAAGTTGTACACCGACAAGCAAAGCACCGAGGCCCTGAGCCGCTCCATCGCCATGGATGCCGTGCTGCTGACCGCCAGCTTGAACATCAACCCTGACGACGCCCAGCAGGTTGAAATCACCTTCCGCCCGTCTGGTGTGCCCACCTTCGACTTTGCCACTGCCTGATAAGGTCAGTTGGTTGTACTCCTCACGCCCCTGGCCTTGCGCTGGGGGATTTTTTATGCCTAAAGTGATAACAAACGATCTGTTTTTATGCCTGCGCCTGTTTCGTCTGCTCTTGCTCGGCTGAAAAAGGCTGCCAACTTGACGCCTATCAAGCGTGTTGTGACATTGAGCGATGGCAGCACATTTGAGTTTTACGCAACGGCGTTGACGATGGCCGAACGTGAGCGTGCGCAGAAGATGCCAGGCGGTGATGATCCCAATGGATTTGCCTTGAATTTGCTTGTCACAAAGGCAACCGACGATACGGGCAAGCGTCTATTTGCTGCTGGCGAGATTGCCGAGCTTAAAGAGGAGGTTCTTGACGCTGACCTTCAAGGCATGATGCTGGCCATCATCACCAACCCCGAGGAAGGCAAAGAACTGGACATGAAAAGCCGTAAAGGCTGAGCTAAAGAAAGACAATCTGCTGCTGCTACAGCTTGGGGTCGCCAAAGAGCTGGGCTATTCATTGGCTCGGCTCAATGCCGAAATCACGCTAGAAGAGCTGCTGCTTTGGTCTAGTTATTTTGAGATTCAAAATGAAGAGCAAGAACGCCAGATGAAACGACGACGGTAGACTGCTGATAGCGAAAGGGTTGTGCCGTGTCTGTCGTCGCCAACGTTGCCATTAACGTTGATAGCCGTGGCGCAACTCAGAAGCTGCGTGACGTTCAGTCACAGGCGCAGCAAACAGAACGTGCGATAGGCGGCCTTGGTGGAGCGATAGGCAAGCTTGCTGCTGCGTTTTCTGTAATTCAGGCGGCCAAGTTTGTTTTTGTTAGTACCGCTGAAATTGAAAGCCAAACACGCAGCCTGCAGGTTCTAACTGGCAGCGCCGAAAAGGCTGGTCAGATCATTAAAGACCTGCAGCAGCTTGGTGCGGCAACACCATTTACGAGCACTGAGCTAATTGATTCAGCCAAGCGATTGCAAGCGTTTGGAGTTGAAACGAATAAGGTTGTCGAAACAACAAGACGCCTCGCTGATGTAAGTGGCGCTACTGGTGCAGAGTTAAGCGGTCTTGTTACGGCCTACGGTCAAGTCCAAGCGAAAGGCAGGCTGCAAGGCGAGGAACTATTGCAGTTCCAAGAGCGTGGCGTTGCGCTTCAGCAGGTTCTTCGCGAAGAATACAAGTTAAGCGGCGAAGAGTTTCAAGACGCACTTGAAAAGGGCCGGATTAGCGCACAAGCCGTTGAGTATGCCATCCAAAAACTTACCGCTACTGGGGGCAAATATGCCGACGGTGCTGTCGCTCAAAGTGACACTCTTGCTGGCCGTTTAAGCACACTGCAGGACGCTGTACAAAACCTTGCGTCGCGCCTTGGCTCAATCCTTGCCCCTGCAATGCAGAGTATTTTGGGGCTTGCAATTGATATCGCCAATCAAGTCAATAACGTCTTTGAGACAATCCTGCTGCAGCGTCAACTAGGCGCAAATCTTTCAGCTCAACAGCGTGATCGTTTGTTCAAACAAGCGGGGCAAGAGGCTGAGCAAATTGCCAAATTGCGCGGAGGCGGTCGTATCAATGCAGATCAATTTACGCAGTTACGGGAAGAAAGATTCCGCGACTTAATGCGGACATACGGCTATCAGCAGGGCATTCTCAAGCCGCCTGCTGCAACACCGCCCGCCGCTGCCGTTACCTTGCCGGGTCTTATGGCTGCCACTGGCGGCAAGAAAAAGAAAGAGGGCAAGTCTGATGCTGAACGCGAGGCAGAGCGCCTACGTAAAGAGCTTGAACGGTCATTAGAAGTTGGTGATCAGCTTGGCACTCAATTTTCACGGCAAGCCGCACTGTTATTTGAGTCTTCCGAGCTTGAACGCAAGCGCTTGCAAATTCAGTTCGATTTTCAAGACCGCGCAACGCAAATTGGCGAACTAAAAAATACCGAGCAGCAGACCAACCTCAAAACGCTTAACGCTGAAATTCAACGACTTGAAATCATTAAGTTACAAACGGAGGAGTTAGAAAGGCAAGCGGAAGAGGCGGAAAAACTTTTCAAAAAAGCGCTTGGCGAAGCCGAATTTGGCGTTGCTGGTGAAGGCACTGTTGTCGGGGGACTATCTAACGCCATTGCCAAACTCAAAGAAGATTTAGACCCGATCAAACTTCAGGTTGACGCAATAGTTGGCGGCGCAACTGCAATTGGTAGCGCTTTTAGTACCGCATTTAGCGATGTGATTTCTGGCGCCAAATCAACTCAGCAAGCATTGGCTGATGCCTTCAAGAGCATTGGTGATGCTTTCATCAATATGGCGGCTGAGATTATCGCCAAGCAAATGACATTGATTATTTTGCAAACAATCTTTAATGCCTTGAGTGGTGGCGGTAATGCATTGAGCACAGCCAATAAAAATCTGACTGGCACCGGAGCGTTAAAAACACCTATCCCCGGCCTTGCTGTGGGCGGCAGAGCTGCTGGTGGTTCTGTTGCGGGTGGCAAGCCCTATGTCGTTGGTGAGCGCGGCCCTGAGCTGTTTGTGCCTTCAACAGGCGGCAACGTCATGTCAAACAACGACCTGCGTTCTGCCATGGGTTCCAGCTCCGCTGCAGCAGGTGCGCCAGTGCTCAATATGAGCTTCCAGACCACCAACATTGGCGGGGTCGAATACGTCAGCCGTGATCAGCTGGAGCAAGCCATGGCAGCCACCCGCCGTCAAGCCGCTAGCGACGGAGCAAAACGAGGAATGACAATGACCTTGGATAAACTGCAACAAAGCCCTGGCACCCGTAGCCGCGTGGGTCTCCGCTGATGACTGCTCAATTCCCAGGCATCAAACCATCCGAGCGGAGTTTCCGCCTTGGACAGTTCCCCACAAAGGTATACCGCGCCTTGTCTGGCGCCACGGTCAAGCGAGCCTTTGGCAACCGCGCCTACGGCTACGAACTGCAGCTGACCTTCACCAACATTACCGACACAGCAGCATCCCAGCTGATCGACCATTACAACGGCACGTCTGGCGGCTTCAGCCGGTTCACCTTGCCCGCCGAAACATTTGCCGGGATGGATGCAACGCTAACCAGCAAGATCCAATCGCCCACGCAAATCAAGTGGGAATACACCAGCCCGCCTGAAGTGCGTTCGGTCTACGTAGGACGCAACACGGTGACGATCAGCCTTGCCGGGGAGCTTGATTACTGATGAGCGAAATCCGCATCGCACAGTATTTCAAACTGACAACTGCTAGTGGCGTCGTTCACCGCTATCAGAATTATTTTGTTGGCGCCAGCAGTTCGTACCTGAGTGAGTCCTACGGCTTTGCCCCGTTTCAGGCATCTGGTGCGCTTGCCACGTTGAACGGCGATAACGAAACGCTGCAGGTACTGTTCCCGAACCTAGAGGTTGTGCTGCGGCTGGTGGAGCAAGCCAACGGGAACCGCCTGAGCGCACTGCAATTCACAAACGCATGGCTAAACGCCAGCGACCAAATCCTTACCGCGTTGACCGATTACTACGTCGGCATTGGCGCCAGCTTTAGCGAAACCACTGTTGAACTCCGTTTCCGCTCTGCGATTGACAGCGTGGGCAGTGCCTTTCCAGCTCGAACCTTGACACGCGAAAACGTTGGCCCGCTGCCTCTCAACAGCGAGCTGTATTTGCGGTGAACGACCTGATTGGCCTGAAGCGTGCGTGGGGCGCCTACCCCGGCGATGGTTCAGGTACGGTCGATTGCTGCCTGCTGTTTGCCGAGGTTCGCCGCCGGCTTGGCTACTACGATCACACGCCAGATTTTGCTTGGTACTTCGAGCGTTATACCGACGGCACCTTTCCACGTCGAATCATGGCGAAATGGCTGCTACAAAACGGAACGCGGCTAGATGGTCCTGAGCGTCACGCGGTTGTGTTGTTGCCTGGTACAAAGGGCGGCGCCATGGGTACAGTGATGGACGACGGCAACGTACTTTTTATTAGCGAGAGATCCGGCGTGGTGCTGGCTCCGCTTCCACCCGATTACGGCCATTACTTCAGGCTTCACAAATGACCCGCCGCCTACTGCCCTACGAACACCAGCTGATTGCTGAGCTGGGCATTAGCGAGCGGGAATACCTGAACTTT